TATAAAGGATCAGTTTGTATGCTCTCCTTCCTACGTTTGGAAGATGCTATACCATCAAAGCGTTCCATTGACCTCTGTACGCAGGGCAATCACAAACCTGACTAAGGAGGGTAAGCTAATGAAAACGCAATCGAAAGCCGTTGGCCCTTATGGCCGTCCTGAATATTGCTGGAAGTATTGCGAACTTAAAACGAAAAACTGATGGCTGAAGGAAAAATATACAATCCTGAAAAGAATGTCTACGATGCTTCGTTAGAAAGAATAGAATACATCTTTAATAACTTCGAAAGAATATACCTTTCTTTCTCTGGTGGTAAGGATTCAGGCGTGATGCTTAACCTAGTGCTTAAATACATGAGGGATAATGGTATTACAAAAAAAATTGGGTTAATGACTCTAGATAACGAGGCGAATTATACCTACTCCTTAGATTTTATGCATTCTATTGTTAGGAAAAACCTAGACCTCCTAGATGTTTATTGGTGCTGCCTACCAGTCACGCTGCCATGTACTGTTAGTTCATACGCAACGGATTGGCAATGTTGGGGCGTTAAGGATGAGGAAAAGTGGATTCGACCCATGCCAAAGGATGAATACATAGTCAATATAGAAAACCATCCATTCGATTTCTTTAGGGAGGATATGAACTATGATGAGTTTTGGGATGGCTTCGGTGAGTGGTACGCGAATGGTGAGAGTTGTTGTTGCATGATTGGAATTAGAACGGATGAAAGTCTAAACAGATTCCGATCAATAATGAACAAGCGTAAAGGAATGTTGGACGGCCATTGTTGGACAAAGAAAAACTCCAAAAACGTATATAATTGCTACCCTATATATGATTGGAGGACTGAAGATATTTGGACGGCAAACGCTAAGTTTGATTGGGAATACAATGAACTATACGATATTTTTTGGAAAGCAGGTTTGACAGTGGCGCAGATGAGAGTGGCAAGCCCGTTTATGAGTGAATCAAAGTCTAGCCTTAACCTTTACAGGGTTATTGATGGTGGTGTTTGGGCTAGGCTATGCGCTCGGGTGGCGGGTGCTAATTTCATAGCCCACTACGGTAAACAATTAACGTATCGTAGTTTTAAGTTACCAGAGGGTCATACTTGGAAAACCTTTACAAAATTTCTTCTAGACACACTTCCAGAAGAATCTGGTGAAAATTTTAAGATGCGCTTTATTCAGTCGCTTAAATATTGGTGGCGAGTAGGGCGCGGACTGTCGGATGAGGTAATAAATGATTTAAGGGATAACGGAATATCTTTTACCTTAGGTGAAAAAACAAGGCATGGTAACAAGGATAAAACTTGTGTCAGAATGATACCTCCAGATCATTTAGATATGTTAAAGTGCCATAATTCAGAGGTTACAAGCTGGAAAAGGTTTGCGGTTACAATACTTAAAAATGACCACACTTGTAAATATTTAGGCCTTTCACCTACTGCAAGTCAAGCTGTTAGACAAAAGCAAATACAAGAAAAATACAAAACGTTATGATGGTAATAAAGAAAAAAGACCTACTAAGAACGGAAAGAGATGTTTCCTTTGTTGGTGGGCAGAGTATTCGATTCCTTATAAAGGATGATGGAATGGGGTTCTCTTTTCATGAGACAATAATACCTAAAGGTGGCCCGTATCATTGGCACTACAAAAAACATTTAGAAAGTTGCTATTGCGTAAAGGGGCTTGGGCTTCTTACAAATCTTGAAAGCGGTGAGGTGCACCCAATAGAAGAAGGCACGATATACGTCTTGGATCACCATGACAATCACCTGTTTGAGGCGTTGAAGGACACAGTTTTAATTTCAGTATTTAACCCGCCATTGAATGGTAAAGAAACACATAAAGAAGATGGAAGTTATGAGTAAAGATTTTAAGTCACCCGTATATAACGTAATAGCTGTTCCAATAGAAAAGGTTACGGCAAATGACTACAACCCAAATGCTGTCGCACCTCCAGAGATGGAATTGTTGGAAACCTCTATTTGGGAGGACGGCTACACACAACCAGTCGTTACTGTTTACGACAAAGAGAACGATTCTTACATTGTTGTTGATGGATTTCACCGTTATTTAACTTGCAAAAACTCAAAGAGGATATATGAACGGGAGGGCGGTATTTTGCCGTGCGTTGTTTTAGATAAGGAGATTAGTGACAGAATGGCCTCCACTATACGACATAACAGGGCTAGAGGTTCTCATAACATTGAGTTGATGAGTACAATAGTTACTGAACTAGTCGAGATGGGTAAGGGTGATCGCTGGATATGTCAACACATAGGCATGAGTCCCGACGAGCTACTTAGAATGAAACAAATTACCGGATTAGCTTCTCTATTTCAGAATAAAGACTTTTCAGATAGTTGGGATGCAGCGAGTGTATAAGCCATACTATAAATGGGAGTGTTATAATAGCGGGATGTATAAGCGGGTGAGGCATCATAAGGTTGAGCCCGCATTAGAATTTATGCTTGACTCTGATAGCTTCCATAGAGCAATGAAGGTTGTTGTTAATTCCTGGCCCGTTACAATGTCAGATAAGCTAACAAACCACAACTTAAATAGGATTGCGTTCATTGGTCAAGCTGCTTGTTGTTATGCTAAGGGGCTACGGGCTGTTGAGGTAAAAGCCGCGTGGGGTTTAATGCCCAATCATAAAAGAATATTATCAAATAACTTTGCATTAAATATTTTGAAGACATGGGAACAAGAGAAAAAGTTGGCAGATATATCGAGCTGTGGGAGAATAGGTGTTATAGGCGGGGTATACCAGATGAAGCTCCCGTTGAAATACATGACCTAGTTCCTTCATACAAAAGAATTGCTTTAGCTTTATTAAACAATGATGTTGGGTTAGTTGATTTAGGCTATAAAGCCAAGAAGTCAAAGTATTACGACGAAATAAAATACAATGAATTGAAAAAAACGAAGAACATTCAACTAAGATTATTTTAATGGCTAAGAGATTCATTGACACGGACTTTTTCAAGTCTCCTTTTGTCGGGGAGTTGTCGGCTGATTGCAAGCTGTTGTACGTTTTTATAATTTGCGACTGCGACTATGCTGGCGTTTGGACTCCGAACTTTCAGGTGGCTTCTATTTACTTGGGACGTCCATTTACTGAGACTGATTTTAGGGAATGTTTCAAAGGTAAGTTCGTGGAAATTTCGCGCGGCAAATTCTTCTTTTCTGATTTTATAGAGCATCAATATCCAAGTGGTTTAAGTGAGTCGAACAGATCGCACACCGGAATTATCAAACTTTTGAAAAAACATAATCTTTGGAATGATGAAAATAAGCCCCTTATAAGCCCCTTACAAGGGTCTAAGGAAAAGGAAGAGGATAAGGAAATGGAAATGGATAAGGAAATGGAAGAGGAAAAAGAAGAAAAAGCAAAAATTGAACTTTGGCCGAGCTTTGAAGACTTCTGGAATTTGTACGATAAGAAAATTGGAAGACCGAAAGCAGAAAGCAAATGGGATAAGCTGAAGCAAAAAACAAAAGAGGAAATTATGTCTTACCTTCCGGCTTATGTTTCATCTACCGAACGAGATAACAAGAAATACAGAAAGAACCCGACAACATTTTTAAATAATCAATCCTGGAAAGATGAAATTATCGAAGACCGAAAAGCAACTCCAAAAGATAGACGCGAGAACCTTACCAACCTTCTACACCAGCGTGGACATATCCCAAGCAATGTCTAGCCCAAACCAATTAAGCAAAATGAAGCGCGAAGGCGTAGGCGTTATCTGGGTTGTTGGGATGCTTAATGAACTTAGTGCATACATTCGCTTTGATCTTACCGACGAGCAAATTATTCAAACCGCAGAAATGATAGTTCAAGAGTTTTGGTATTTGAAAGCTGAGGAATTGGTATTGATTTTCAAGAACGGGATGAAGTCGAAAATGTTTGGCGGTTTCAATTTTCAGGTTTTCGCGGAATGGGTACTAAATTATGAGCAAGGCAAAATAAACGCCTTAGAAGCATCGCACCTATCAAACAAGGGTAAGTATCACATTAACGCAGAACGTACAGCAGAGGCAGCGAAAATAAGCGAGACGGCTATTGATTGGTTAAGTCAACAAAAAGCAATTCAAAACCTGAAGAAATGAAAGATAAATTACTAATATCATTTTCAGGAGGCGAAACTTCTGGGTATATGCTTTATTGGTGCTTGTTGCATTGGTCGGATAAATTTGAAATAAAAGTTGTTTTTGCTAATACTGGCGAGGAAAATGAAGAAACTTTAATATTTGTGAAAAAGTGCGCTGAACATTTTAAGTGCGATGTAGTATGGGTTGAGGCTGTGTTTCACAAAGAATATAGGAAAGGAACTACACATAAAATCGTAAACTTTGAAACAGCCACAAGGTCAAAGAACTTGTTTGAGGAGATGATTAAGGTATATGGAATACCAAACCAAGCCTACCCCCATTGCAATAGGGAATTAAAACTCGCTCCAATTAAAAGCTATATGCGTTTCATTGGTTGGAAATCTTACTATACAGCTATCGGCATTAGAAATGATGAGGTAGATAGGGTAAACTCTAGGCATAATGAGTTAAAGTTGCTATATCCTTTTGTTACGGAGAAACCAATAACAAAGCCACACATAAACTTCTGGTGGAGTAATCAACCCTTTAGGCTTGAATTGAAAGGCTACGAGGGAAATTGTAAAACTTGTTGGAAGAAGTCGGATTTGAAACTATGGACAATAGCGCAAGAAACACCTGAAAAGTTTGAGAACTTCAAAAATTTAGAGGTTAAATATATGAGGCACATTCCACCAAACAGAAACGACGAAGGGAAGAAAATTAGTTTTTTTAGAAATAATAGAACAGCCGCACAAATATTAAAAGAGGCTGGGAGTAAACTAAAAAAGGCCGTTGATGATAGCAAAAACATCAACTTTCAAAGCAGCCTTCTTGATGATGATGAAAGCTGTGACATTTACGCAATGTGCGGGGAATCATCTTTAATTCAAGAACTTAAGAAATGAAGCACGGGTCGTTATTCTCAGGAATTGGAGGGTTTGACCTTGCGGCTGAGTGGATGGGATGGGAAAATGTTTTCCATTGTGAATGGAATGAATTTGGAAGAAAGGTATTAAATCACTATTGGCCTAATGCTAAAAGCTATGAAGACATCACACAAACAGACTTCTCTATTCACAGAGGAGAAATCGACATCCTCACAGGGGGCTTCCCATGCCAACCATACAGCCAAGCAGGCAAGAGACTCGGTAAAGAAGATGAACGCCACCTCTGGCCTGAAATGCTTAGAGCAATTCGAGAGATTAAGCCAACCTACGTTGTGGGCGAGAACGTTCGCGGCCTCGTTAATTGGTCAGGGGGATTGGTTTTCGAGGAGGTGTGC